GCTAACTTAGGGTTAAGTTCTTGTTGTAGCTCGGCTTTTACTTTCTCTTTGGTCATTGAATATGACGCATTAAGAATGTCTGATAAAACTTCTTCATCAATGCCGTGCTTTTCTGATAGAGATTTAACGTCAACTTTAATGTCTTGATTACTTTTATAAGGATTATCCCTTAGTTTAGTAATTTCAGCTTCAAGCTCTTTGGCTTTAGCTTCGACATCACGTCTAGCGTTCTTCTCTGCCATATATTTTTTTAATGGAACTGAATCTTCTGTTTTCTCTGATAGAGTTTCGAGAGACTCTAGTGTTTCCATTTGAGGTTTTTCCTCTTGAGGTTTTGTTTCCTCTGGTTGTACAACTTCAGGAGTTGGTTCAACCTTTTTTTCAGTACTTAACTCTACTGAGGAGCTTAGGATTTCATCCATAATTAGTTTAGGCATAACTGCCAGTCTTATTTCACGGAGACTATCCGCAAAAGGCTTTCGCCCTGATAATAAAATTATACTACTATGCTTTTTTTATTGCAAGTGTAGTATTTTCTGCATAAGAGAAGGGAGGGAAAACAACTCTTACACAGAAAGCACCACGCTTGGGTGCTATTTGTTATAAAGTTCTTTAATCTGTTGTATTTGTTCAGTTATTCCTGATAATAGTTGGAGCAAGGATAGATTAGCAGATAGTTTTGCACACAAAGTTATTAGCTCTGTGTGAGTCTTATCTTGATAAGAATTTACTAAGTTATCCACAATTCCTATTACTATTTCTTTTTGTCTGTCAACCAAATACATCCCACCCACACTTTCAGAAAGTTCTTTTAATTTTTCAAGGTTCTCTAGTTCTTTTTTATCCATAGTTATTTTACTTCATCACTTAGTCCTAATGTTTCTTTAATAATACCTAACTGCTCTGTGTAGCTAGCAATAGTTTTTTCTGCGGTCTCTACCATTGAAAGAGAAATAGGTTTTTGGATTTGTCTCATAACATAAGCATTTACTAAATCAAACTTATCTTCTGGTATATCTTTAAGCATTGGTAGTATTTCTAGTGCCATTTTATCTTGTACTTCTCCTGCTTCAAGTTGTGCCTTTGCTGTTCGTAATGACTTCTCTGTAAATTCTAAGTGGTCTTTAATATCTTGCAAAGTAAAGGTTGTTGTAAGATTACCTTTTTCAATTACTGTTTCTAAATCGTTTTCTTTTTTTTCTACAATTTTGTATGTATATTCCATATTACATTTGTGGTGAGCTTGGATTTATTCCATTAGGCTCGTTATTTGTTAATTGCCCAGTTGTCTGACCATCGACTTCTGGTTGTATTCCTTGAGTTGCTCCCTCTGGCAAAGGATTAAGCCCCTCCTTGATAATCTGATTAGTAAACTGTGTTCCCATATTTCTCATAACTACAGGCTCTATTCTTGTCATATAATCATTAAATAAAGCCCATTGGTCATCATTCATATCTTCTTTATGGTCTCGCATATAATTTAAGATATGGGTTGCATAAGCTACGTTTGCTCTTTCATTTGGTTCAATAATCTTTTTATTAAGCAAGTCTTCCATATCTCTTTCTGCTTCACCCATAAGCTCTGCGTCTCCGTATTCTGATGTATCTAAGAACTCTCTTATATCATCATTGTTAAACCCTGCTATACTTGCTGACTTTTCAAATAATGCTTTTTGGTTAATACTTGGGTCTCCTTTATAACTAGCCATAAACTGTATTTTATTTCTTTTATCTACTGCATCTGCTTGCTCTTCTGCATTTGAACTTTCAATTAAGATATCCCAGTTAGCCATTGGCTTAATATCTCGCTTGTTAATAAATACTGTTTCTTCTAATCCTTGTGAGCCAAGTATTTTAACTGCTGTTTTGACTGTTAGATTATCTTCTACTCCATATCTCCATAATTTAGCAAATCTTTTATAACCTTGTGAATAAGATTTATTCCACACTCCATATCTATCTGCTGTATTTGCTTGGTTTCCTTCATAAATACCTACCTTATCTTCTTCGGCTACTCCTTTAGCTGCTGCGGTTATTCCTGATTCTAACTGTTGGATTCCTTCAAGAGTGTTGTAAGTTTGTATTGGGGTATTTATTGAGTTTACTTCTAGTATTTTAAAAGCATTGTTTATGTTTATACCTGGCTTAATTCTGATTACTCCATTACGTCTGTAAACAAGGTCTGCTATGTTTTCTATTGCTGATACATCTACTGCTCTTTGAGGTTTATTGATAGCTTCAGCATTGTCTAGCATTTGGTTGATAGATACGCCTTGAGCCATAAAGATTTCACGAACATAATCTAGTTTAGATGGAGTCCAAAACTCTGTAAGGTTTGGTATGTATGCGTATGACCAAAAAGGATAACAAGCGTCGCCTAATTTATCATCTATGTGGAATAAGTCTGTAAGTAATTCACAACGAATACATTGTCCGTTTTCTGTCATTAAAAGATAATATCTTTGACCGTTGTATGTTGTGTACCATTCCCAGAATTTCCACATATTAGGGTCATTGATAGTTCTATTAGCTGGACTGCCTATGTAAGCGTATTTGTTTTCCTTGTTTACATCTTCTTGAGAAGTTTGGTTTGCGTCATTACCACTTCCACTTAAAAGATTATCGATTTCGCTTCTAATATAAATTCCTTCTTTTCTTCCTTTCTCTAAGTCGTAGCGTGATTTACGAACATTGTATCTACCTAGATACATAGCGTTATCCATATCAAATCCTCCAGCACTAGGGTCAATTAAGAAGTCATAGACTGATACATTCTCTAAGTGTGATTGATACCCATTAATACTGTCTGCATAGTAAGTATAGATTGCTCTACCATAAATGATTGCATCTACTTTACCTAGTAAATCTTTATAATTCCAATCGTTATCATTAGCGTCTTGTTCTTTTAAAGCGTTAAGTAATTTAGCTCTCTTGTAGTCTGCCATTGAAGCCTTTTTAAATTTAAAGGTTAAAGGGTTGTCTATCTTTGAAAGCATTGTTTCTACGAAAGATACAGTTTTAGCACTAGCTACGTTTACATTAGCTCTTGCTTCTGCTATTTCTGCTTGATTACCATAGCCTGTTACACTACCTGATAAGCCATTAGGTGTGCCATAGTATTGGTTATCACGCTTTCCATAGTATAAATCTTCGTTTTTCCACCACCTCCAAATGATACCTTGCTTGTAATTACGAGCAAATTGTATTTCTGTTAGTGCTTGACTTATTATTTTGTCTCTTTTTTGTTTTGATATTGCCATTAAGTGTTCTTCCCTCACTTAATTTAGTTATTATATGATATATTATACTATTAAAGTAAAATAAAATGCAAATTATATTCCAATATCTGGGTATAAAGTGCTATTTTGTCCAAAAACTGCGTTCCATTGGTCGTCTGATATGATATTTGTAGGACTTTTCTTTAAAGAAGTTATACCATAGCGTACTGCATCTAGTAAATGGTCATTTCCACTTTCAGGAATTGTTAAAATCTTTTCATTTCTATCAGTTTTCCACATATAATTTCTGTATTCTTGAATTAAATTAGCAGAACGCTTAGTAATTGATATTCTTTCGTCTTGTAATATCTTAATACCATAGTTTATAGAGTCAGGACCTTTCTCTGCTGGAAGTATATTTATTCCATAAAGTCTTATCTCGTCTATGCTTTTTGGCTCTGCACTATCTGCTATAACTAAAGATTGTTTTTCTTGATTTAATATTATTTCTGATATGCGTTTATTACTTAATCCTTTTTGATAACAGACTTCATCTAGTATATAGCCCCCATTATAATAATATATGCCCACAATAGCCGTAGGGTCATTAGAGTAGCCAAAGTCTAATCCATAGCGTTCTAACCTTGCCTCGTGCGGTATAACATCAATAATAGCCCAGTCTGAGTATATCTTTCGTTCTAGATTATTAGAAGGTTGCCCTAGCCATTTATGTTTGTATAAAGCTGGTCTTTTTTCTTTATCGTCTTCTATTTCTTGTTTAATAACATCTGGTAACATTCCGTACTTTTCAGCTATGTCATAATTCACATTTATTATTAAAGTATTAGATCTGCCATCTAAAACCAATCTTTTGTGTACTGGGTCGTCTTCTAAATCTCTGTTGTATGTATAAATAATTTGTGAACCTTTCTTACGAACAGTTGGAGTTAATACTTCAAGACTTGTTTCAGTTATAGTTTGTGCTTCTTCTACCCACGCTATGTCAATACCTTCGATAGATTTAATACTTTGCTCGTTGTTCCATAATCCTTTAAATAAGAAGTCTGAGCCTGTTACTGTGTTTATAATAGCTTTGTCTGTTACTTGAAAATCATTTAATTCGTATTTTTCTATTAAGTCTTTTAGTAATTGATGAGAACTATCTGATATAGAGTTTTGGAATTCACGAAAGCAACCAACACGGACTTTCTCCATTCTAGCTCTTATAAGTAAGTATCTTGCTACTGTATGAGATTTTAAAGAATAACGACCACCATAGACCGCT